CGAAGATTTGGTTAAACAAATTTTTAAATAAACCTAGTTACTATAGCATTTTCAAAAATCCACTTTTTGAAAATTACACCTCTCTATTTCACAGAGTACAACCATCTATGGATGATGGTAATTGTAAAGCTAAAGTTAGACAAGTTTGGTGTGTTCCGCAAAGAATTATTGCTCTAGAACATTACTTCTTCTCAAAAATACTTGATAACGTTTATGACAGTAATGTCAATAGTAATAACTGTATTTACAGTTCAGGTTTAACAAATGAACAAATTAGTAAAAGAATTGTATCAAGAATGAGATATAATCTAGGTTCATTTAAGAATTATAAACTATATTCTATAGATTATAGTAAATATGATTCTACTATAAGTAATTTTGCAATTGATTTATTCTTTTCAATAGTAAAAGAGTTTCTTAATCTTAACGAGAAAGAAGACAAATGTTTCGAATGTTTGAGATGTTATACTAGAAATACACCTCTATGTTATGGAAATAATATATATATTAAGACAAAAGGGATCATGTCTGGTACATATATTACTAACTTATTCGATACATGGTTCAATCTATTATTATGGAATATTTCAAAAACTATGAGAGATAATTATCCTAGCTCTAGTGAAATTGATGACAGTAAAGATTTTATCAAGTATATACTTGATTTTAACGAATCACTTGTAAGTTTTAGAACTACTATAGCTTTGTGTGGTGATGATGCAATTGTATATACTGACATCATAGAGATTATAATTCATAGAAAACTATGTCTCTGTTTAGGAATGAAGGTTGATATTAAGTTCGAAACTGATAACATCAACGGAGATATTTTCTTTTTAGGAAGATATTGGAATAGAAGCGACGAACCTTTTAATTCTTTTAAATATATAACGTCACACATAATATTTAGATCTAAATATTATAAAGAAAGTGAAGTTGGTTATGACGTTATAAACAATCTAGATATATATAGAATACTATCTATATGTTTACCTTTAGTGAACGGTCTCAATTACATAAATAAATATTTTGGAAATTATCCTCCAATGAGAGAATTTCTTGATAGTAATAAGGACTTTATACTATTAAAAGAATGGCCTAACAATTCTTATAGAATGGTAAATAGATTAGATGCATTTAATTGGAAATCAT